GGACAAGGGTTTAGGCGCGGGCGGCGGCCCGCTGCCATAATGGCAGGGTGAGCGGTTGTGGATCAATCTAGTTCACCACGCGCCCTCACCCTGCCTATACTTTAGAAGGCCCATCCTCCATCATCAGCAGGACCATATGCGCTTTCCCACCAGTCCGCGTCTGAGGTTTCGTAATACTCATCACACTCGATGTCCTCATCCCACGAAGGGTCGAAGTTATCGGGAAGGTCCGTGGTGTAGTCGGGGGTGTTATCCATGGCTGTATAGTAGTGCAGGCCAGGGCTCGCGTCAAGAGAAAAGCGTGCGGAGAAAGGCGCGTTTAGGGTCCCATATGGGACTTCCTGGGCGCATATATGGAACATCATGTCTTACAACAAGGGACTCCTAAAAAACTTAGGGACTCCTACAAATATAAAAAAACAGGGACTCCTAAATAATTCCGAGCTATATAAAAATATGAACGAAGCCTATAGTGAAAAAGCTAAGATGAGATCTAAGCTAAACCATGAGCAAAGAAAGATTGATAAACTTCTTGCTCGAAGGGCTGCTGCTGTTAAAGCAGGTGATCATGAAACAGCTTTGAAATACTCGAACAAAATTCATAATTATTCAACAGAGGGTGGTATGAGAAATCCAAAGATAGCAAACCTAGAAGAATCTATGTTTCTTGATCTTATGAAGAAAGCTTTCAAGAAGACTAAGAAAGTTGCCAATAGAGACAGAGGTTGATTTGAGAAATGTCCCAAAAGCTTATGGGTGAGGATGTGGTACAAGAGGCGGTCGGCCTCGTCCAAGACCTAGGCCAAGACCTAGACCCCGATGAGTTACAAGAACAAAGACTCTAATTATTGGCGTAAGGCCAAGATAGAGAAGGTTCGAGTTTACTGGGAGAACTTGAAGCAGAGTAAGAAGTGGGTATCTACCATTTCTTCAAAGGGCAAGAAGCCGCTTCAACCTTAGTCTTAGCTTTCATCATGCATCCACACATCTTGCATTGGAACTGAGGTTTAACAAGCTGTGGACAGGCTTTGCATATTTCGAGTCTTTGGGTATAGACTTGCTCTGAACTGAGTTTGAATCCGCTACGAGCCCAAGCCCACATTGTCTTAAAGAACATTTTAAATTTTTGGCTCAGTGAAGTTCCTTCTTCAGGAGCTTCAAGGAATACAGCAAGCACTGACCAAAACCGATCTGAAGCTTTTCTGATCTTGAACGACCAAGACTTTTGAATCAGTTCTGAGTAGAGTTTTCTTTGCTCTACGAGTTTGTTAGACAGCATGTTTATAATGTTCTGCTGATCTTCAATTATTTTATTTGGATCCTTAGGTTCTTCTTGTTCCATAGTATATATTTATATGATAAGAACTCCATTACAGAAAAGATGCTTGAAGGCTATCAAGAAAGGTGGGCCTGCATCAAAGCGTCTGATGAGAACTCTTCTTAAATAATTATAGGCAAGTTTTCTTTGTTAATGAAGGCTTGCCTATTTTTATGCCAGCTATCTCTTCCTACAAGTTCTCCGTGTGAGTTGTGAAGTATGGAGATAGGTACAACCTTGTTATGATACTTCTTGTTGTGTGCTGTGACTGTGTAGTGTAGGTCATAGAAGTCCCAGCCTCCTTCAAAGTATTCTGGCTTCTCCAGTCCTACATCTTTCAAGGTAGCTCCTCTTGCTGCTAGGAATAACCCATCCATGCAGACTACTCTGTCAGGCTTTCCGTAGTAGGTGCTGTCAGAGCTTATGATATCGCTTCCATGGTACACATGACCTCGATGCTTGCCTTGTTGCCAAAGACTGTGATTCCACCATACAGCGTCTTCTGACAAGTGTGTCGTGCCAGCGACACCTATGAACCCTGTCTTCTCCTTTAGTAAAGATTGAACTATAATTCTAATGAAGACTTCTGGATCAGTTAAGATCTCGATGTCGTCATGACACATGATAACTATATCATCATCTGCTACATTAAATTTTTGAAACGCATTTGCATAACCACTGAAAATAGACTTCTGGCCTACTAAGAACTTGGTTTTAACACCAGCCCTAGATAAGTAAGAAGATAATTTTTTAGTTGTTTCACTGAAGGCTTTGCTTCTTGTACATATAAAGGCGTAAATATTCATGAGATTACAAACAAAAGAAGATTACAAGAAAGAGTATACTAAGTGTAAAGAAGACCCAATATACTTTATAAGTAATTATATCAAGGTTGTCCACCCAGTTCGAGGACTAGTTCCATTTAATTTGTACCCTTTCCAGAAAGTGATCATAGATGCTCTAGAAGGAAACAGGTTCAACATACTTCGTAAGTTCAGACAGGCTGGATGCACTACCATCGCCGCTGCTTACTCACTCTGGTTGTGTTGCTTTAAATCTCACCAGACAATAGTTATCCTCTCTGTAGGTGATACAGAATCTACAGAGGTTCTTGATCGTATCAAGATTATGTATGATGAGTTACCTGAATGGATCAAACCAAAGTCTACGACTATTAACGCACACAACCTTAAGCTTGAGAACAACTCTCACATTAAATCTCGTCCGTCTGGTAAGCAGTCTGGTCGTGGTCTATCTGGTTCTCTACTTATCATTGACGAGGCTGCCTTCATTGAGCACATTGATACGATTTGGGCGGCAGTGTATCCGATTATTTCGACTGGTGGACGAGCATTTGTTCTATCCACTGTTAATGGTATTGGTAACTGGTACTACGATACCTGGGAACGCGCTGTAACGGGCGCTAACGCCTTTAATCCAATCCAGATAGGATGGCAGGACCATCCTGAGTATGCGCGTGTAGAAGGCTTTGAGTGGCTGTACGAGGAGATGGAGAAGCGTGACCCTCCCATGGACATTGATGACTGGGAACCTACCACACGCGCTAACATTAGCCACAAGAAATGGTTACAGGAATACGAGTGTGAATTCCTTGGTACAGGTGATACCTTTATTGAGGGTATGATCCTGCAAGCGTTGACGGAGAACATAAGTGACGACTTCTATCGAAAGTACAACAACCGAATGTATGTCTGGAAAGATCCAGACCCTAACTCAACTTACTTTATGGCGGTCGATGTTGCGTTGGGGCGTGGGCGTGATTACTCTGCTTTTCAAATTATTGATCTTTATTCAGGTGAGCAAGTTGCTGAGTTTTACTCTAACACCACACCTATAAACGAGTTTGCTCGTATTTGCTTTGATGAAGGCACCTATTATAATTTATGTCCGATTCTCGTTGAGCGAAACACCATAGGTAACAATTTACTTGATTACTTATTCGACCAGCTTGAGTATGAGAATGTTTGGTTTGACGAGAAGAGGCAAATGGGGTTACAGATAACAGCTAAGAATCGTGACAATGTTTTAGTCGAGATGGAAGAAGCGATTCGCATGAACGAAGTTAAAATTAATTCCAAGAGAACTGTTATGGAGCTTAACACCTTCATTATCAGTGATAACGGCAAAGTTAAAGCAGATACTGGACAAAATGATGACCTTGTGATGAGTTTAGCACTATCTATTTATGGTGGAAGACGATACCGAGAAGATAACCCTGAGATAATTAAATTTAATCCACAGAAAGAGAAGAAGCCTCCTATGCCTTTAAAATCTCATAAGATGCTAACCTCTCTTGGATCCTCTGAAGAAGACATAACATGGCTAATCAAATAAACGAGAACTCAGGACCTGGGGCAACCACATGGACTCCCATGGGGGATGGCGGGGTTACGAGCATGTACTCAACGGGGTACATGTCCAAGATATTTGCTAAGTTCTTTGGAACAGAGGCTCAACTTAAGCTTGCTAGGGCTGGAGGGGATCCTAGATCAATTGAGGGTGATGTTGTAGTTAACAAGGAAGCCCTTGATAATATCGGTAGTCCTGTTTGGGGTTACACACGCGGGCTTCCTTTCATTACTGAGTCCGAGCTTAACCGTAAGCGTAGGTACGACGAGTACGAGAAGATGGACGACTATCCAGAGATTACCGCTGCCCTTGACATCTATGCAGATGATGCCACTCAGAAGGATATTCGTAATAAGCGTTGGATTGTTAGATCAGATAGTATAGATGCTATTGAAGAGATTGAGGACCTGTTTGAAAGAATTCGTTTAGACAAGTACTACTGGGATATTGTTAGAGGTGCTTGTAAGTATGGAGATTTCTTTGTTGAGATCGTAGCTAACGGTCTTGACATGTCAACAGGTGTTCGTAAAATTAAACTACTTAATCCTTATTACATCATTAGAGTAGAGGATAAGTTTGGATACCTAAAAACATTCCTTCAAGAGATACCTCACAAATCAGGTAACGCAGGTTCTTGGCATGAAAGTGCCTCAACTTATGTCGAGCTAGACAAGAATCAGATCATTCATTTTAGAATGCACACATCTGATCCTAAGTATTACCCTTATGGTAAGTCTATTCTTGCTGGTGCTATCCGTGTTTACCGCTCCTTGAAGCTTATGGAAGACGCAATGCTTGTTTACAGGCTCTCTCGCGCACCTGAAAGACGCATTTTCTATGTCGATGTAGGTAATCTTCCAGCTTCTAAGGCCGAAGCCTTCCTTGAGACGATGAAAACTCGCTTCAAGAAAGAGAAATTCCACAACCAAGGCAAGGTTGATGGTCGT